GAAAGGCCCAGAGCCTAAGCACGGGGAATATGTCATTGCCATTGACCTTGCTGGCTTTGAGGAGGTGGGGAAGAATCCCGGAGCCTCTAAGAGCCGTTTAGACGAGACAGCCATTGCCATTGTCAAAATAACAGACGAAGGTGATTGGTGGGTTAAGAGCATTGAGCATGGTCGGTGGGATGTCAAACAGACAGCAGCTGCCATCATCAATGTCATTAGAGAATACAAGCCCATTGGTGTGGGCATTGAGCGAGGAGCCTTAAAGAATGCTGTCTTGCCTTACATCAACGATGCTATGCGTAAGACAAACGTATACGCTCACATCCAAGACCTAACACACGGTAACAAACGAAAGCATGACCGCATTGCATGGGCCTTACAAGGGCGTATGGAACATGGTCGTGTCTCCTTCAACGAAGACGAAGACTGGCGTGAAGCCTTCGACCAAATCTCCATGTTTCCCACTTCGGGAGTGCATGATGACTTGGTTGATGCTCTTAGCTATTGCGACCAGCTTTGCATGACCTCTTATCAACAAGACTACGAAGATGAAGAATATGTCATTTTCGACCAAACAGCAGGGTATTAACTAAGGAAAAATTATGTCTACATTTCAACTTGACCCTAATCAAGTATCACTTGGCGTCCCTAGTTTGGGAACAGCGCAAGTATTCACTGTCACCAACTCTAGTGCGCAATCTGCTGCATTTGGGGAAAACACCACAATGGTTCGCTTGTCTTGTTCTTTGGGCCACTGCCACTTTCAAGTTGGCACAAACCCAACTGCGAGCACCACAACATCACCAATGATGCCTAATAATTTTTCAGAGATTATTCGTGTGAGTCCCGGTCAAAAGATTGCTGTTATCAAGGATGCTGGAGTTACATCCTCCACCTTCTCAATCACGGAATTAATATGAAACTTATGTTACAGCGGGATATTAAACATGGCTACTAAACCAGAAATGCCTGAGTGGGAAGAACCCACAGAAGACGACAAAGAGCTAGTTAAATGGGTGGTCGACCACTGCGAGAGATGGAGAGACTTCCGTGATGAGAACTTCTTAGACAAATGGCTTGAGTATGAGCGCATTTTCCGTGGTCAATGGGCTTCAGAAGACAAAACTCGTGATAGCGAACGCAGCCGAATCATATCACCTGCCACCCAACAGGCAGTAGAAACCCGTCATGCTGAGATTATTGAGGCTATTTTCGGTCAAGGAGAGTTTTTCGACATTACGGACGACCTCAAGGACGTAGACGGCAACCCAATGGACGTTGAAGCCCTTAAGCAACAGCTTATGGAAGACTTCAAGAAGGACAAAATCAAGAAAAGCATTGACCACATTGAGCTGATGGCTGAAATCTACGGAACAGGCATTGGTGAAATTGTTGTTCGTGAGGTGACAGAGCTAAAACCCTCCACACAGCCCATTCCCGGCTCTCCCGGCACGGCTGCTATTGGTGTAGAGGAAGGAAAGCGTACAAGCGTGTTCCTAAAGCCTGTAAACCCCAAGAACTTCCTTATTGACGCTAATGCAGACAGCATTGATGACGCAATGGGGTGTGCAATTGAGAAATATGTCTCCATCCATAAAATTGTAGAGAACATGGAGAAGGGCATCTATCGTAAAGTGGACATTGGAACCACATACGACGACAGTGATTTAGAGCCAACACAACAGCTCAAAAACTTCGAAGATGACAAAGTGAAGGTACTAACCTATTATGGCTTGGTTCCTAAAGAATATCTGGAGGGTCTTGAAGAAGGTGGGGCAGAGGTTGTTGACCTATTCCCTGAAGACAGCGTGGCTGATGATTATAGTGCTCTCGTTGAGGCTATCATTGTCATTGCTAACGACTCTCTGCTCTTAAAGGCAGAAGCAAGTCCTTACATGATGAAAGACCGCCCCATCATTGCATATCAGGACGACACAGTGCCCGGAGCCTTCTATGGCAGAGGTACAGTGGAGAAGGCTTACAATATGCAGAAGGCTATTGACGGGATGCTACGAGCCAATATGGACTCTGTAGCCCTTACAACAGCCCCTATGATGGGTATGGACGCTACAAGGCTTCCACGAGGTGCTAAGTTCGAGATTAAGCCCGGTAAGAGCTTCTTGACCAACGGCCCTCCTGCTGACATCTTGTTCCCCTTCCATTTCGGACAAACAACACAAGACGCACCAGCAGCAGCTCAAAACTTCGAGCGTATGTTGCTACAAGCTACAGGGACAGTGGACAGCGCAGGGCTTCCTTCGGCTATGCCTCGTGAAGGCGGGTCGCAGGGAATGTCTATGGCAATGGCTGGAATTATCAAGAAGTACAAGCGTACCTTGGTGAACTTCCAAGAAGACTTTATGATACCTTTTATCTATAAAGCAAGCTACCGCTATATGCAGTTTGACCCTGAGCGTTACCCTTCAGTGGATGTAACGTTTACACCAACAGCAACCCTTGGCATCTTGGCTAAAGAGTTTGAACAGCAGCAGATGATTGGTCTCCTACAAACATTAGGCCCAGACACTCCTGTTCTTCCTGTCCTCCTTAAAGGAATTCTGTCTAACAGCAGCTTGTCCAACCGAGCAGAACTCATTTCCACCTTGGAGAAGATGTCTCAGCCCAACCCAGAGCAGCAACAGCAGCAGCAAGAGGCAGCAGCAGCTCAGGCAAGCCTTGTACAAGCCCAAATTGCAGATGTACAGGCTTCAGCTATGGTTAAGCAAGCAGAAGCTCAGAAAACACAGGTAGAGGCTCAAATTGCCCCTGATGTCGCTAAAGCCAAGCTCATTGCAGCGTTGTCTACCAACTTGGACAATGACAATGAGACCAAGGACTTTGAGCGTAGGATTAAGCTGGCTGACTTGTCGTTGAAAGAGAAAGAAATCAACAGCAACGAGAAAATCACCATGATGCAAATGCAGAACAAGGCAGGAGCAGACTTTGTGAGCAAGCTCTCACAAGAGCTAGGAAGCTAAATGAAAGACCTAGTAAATAAAATTGCTAGTGGCTCTCTGACAGAAGACGAACAGCTTGCTCTGTTAAAACAAGTGGAAACCTCTGTGCTTTTGGCTAAACAAGCCAAGCAGGTGCAGCAGGAACTCTCAGTTTTTGAGCAAGCTGCTGATGTCATTTCCAGCACCATCAAACAGCATAAGAAAGAAGTTTCTGCTGCTCTCGCTGAGGTTCAGCAATATGTCAGACAACCCGGCCCTAAAGGGCAGGACGGAAAAGCTGGCAAGGACGGGCGAGATGGTGTAGGTAAGGACGGACGGGACGGACGTCATGGCTCTGATGGTAAAGATGGCGCAGAAGGCAAAGACGGTGTAAGCATTGTCGATGTCTATTGGGCTGCTGATGATAGTTTAGTTTGTGTGCTCTCCGATGGACGAGAAATCGACACGGGGCCTCTTTTAGGGGCTGGTACAGGGGGCAACACAAGCGTTACAAACTCTTGGTCTGGTTACAGCACCGAGGAGCTTAAGACAACATTCATCTATAACACCTTCGAGACAGTTAATAAAAACCTAGCTTCTTCTAACGGGGTTCTTGGCTACACAGGCAGCGACTTAACAACTATTACATACGCAAACGGCATATTAAAGACCTTAGCGTATGACGCAGGGGGAGACCTTCTTAGTGTAACGCTGTCAGGAGCCACTCCTGAAGGCATAAAGCTAATTAAAACCTTCTCCTACACATCAGGGGAACTCTCCTCCTTTGTTTACACATAACGAAAGAATACAAATGGAACCAACAGCAGCAGTTGCTACTAGCTTTGCCGTATCTAAGCTCTATTACGCCATTGCAGGGCTGTTTGGGGGAGCTGCATTAGCGTTCTTCTGGACACCTGCAAAGCTCTCTAAACACGGCAGGATGGCTGCTGGAGCCATTGTAGGGGGTGTTTCAGTAGGAAGTGCTGTCATCTTTGGTGGTGCTCTTGCTGTCTATTTCGGCATGAACCCCAACGATGCTAACACAGCTCTAGCAGTGGGAGGAGGTCTAGGCTTTGCTTCTATTGCCATTATCAGCCTTTTAGCCAACTTCTTTGAGAAGCGTGAGAACAAAGACCTGTTAGACGTGGTGAATGAGGTACGAGGTAAATGACTGATGTAGAAATTGCCTTCTGGCTGGTCTTAATGGGGGTTGTAG